GATACTTAACGTATAAAAAAACATCTGAACAGCAGAAAATGATACTGTGTTATCTGTATCATTATATCTGAACGTGACAACAGCATATTCTTCGTTATTGAACATCATTGTCCAACCTTTGGCAAGACTCTTCTTTACATCATTGCCGAAATAAATCGTACCTGTTAACGACTTTTCACCATTAACACCTTCAGTAAGCTTGATTTCAGTGTCAGCAACATATTCATTATTGATAACATCTTTGAATACCGTCATTAATTATCCACCTCCTATGCGTATAAGTCTTGATAATCTAAAATTCTAATTTCGCCTGCGAGTGAACTTGAAATTTTATTTGCAACACCTGGTAAAAGTTTAAAATAAGCCTTATTAGTTGCTTTTACAATACTAATACCATTTTTTGTATATTCATATCCGGATAGCTTAAAAACGTCTCCTGGCAAAACATTTCCAGGAGTAATAAAATCAGTCCCGTTTAATGATATTTTTAAATTTTCACCTGATGCTTTAGCTGTAAACTCAACAATAAACCCTTGCTCAAGCTGACTGCAAATCACTGTGCCAGCATACGGAATAATTCCATTGTAAATCGCTAAATCACTTGGCACGCTTTCACCATAAGGCAATTTCATTGTTGTAAACTTAGCACTGATTTTATAAAGTACGTGGCCACCATACGATCCAACCAGTTCTGATTCTAACGAACTTGTATATACATGAAAACGCTTATGACTTGGCCGGTTTACCTGCTTATCAAAGTAATCTCCACTTGTTTCTCCAGGGCGCTCAAAACTATTATCATTATCATTCTTTAATTGCGTAATGTAATACCCATCTGGATCAGATAACAACGCGTAAATTTTTTCGCGTAATGATTCTTCTTCATCTAAATCGTCAGCACGGTAATAGCCAACATAATCGATTGTTTTAGCTTCATTCCAACCGCCAAAATCAACGTTACCATTGCGGTATTGGATCTGCGTATTGTTGCGTTTTACCGATGGCGAACTTTCTTCAAATGAGGTTGTAATTACTTTATATCTACTAAGATAAGTACGCTTGTCGCCTTTTTCGATTAGTAAATCCATCTTTTCCCCTCCTTATAAAAATAGCCCGCCATACACTGGCAGGCTTTAATTCATTATACTACATTTTTAACTCATAAAAAACTTACTGCTGACTTGGTCATCTGCTTGACCTTGACTAACAATCGTACGAATCTTGTCGCCAACCAATTCATTATGAATGATGTATGTTGGCTTAACCCAATTATTAGTATCGATATTCTGATCAATACTTCCACCTTGGTAACTTGCAGCTTGCATTGATAAATCGCCAGTTTTAATATCACTGGCTACTGAATTTATACTGTCAGTAAAGTTTTTTGTATCTACGCTATTCAATCCAGACACGGCACTATCAGCAAGTGCGGTTGACATCTTAGAAACATCAACTGCTGTTGACTTCATACCATTTACAAACCCAGCTCCAAAGTAACCACCAAACGCGTATGTGACACGTGAGGGTGAATGAATTTTCAATGCACTTTGAATCCTGCTTGCTGCAGCATTAGCTAAACGCCCTGCTGCTGACATAACAGCTCCAAACATGCTGCTAATACCATTAGCAAGCCCAGATCCAAGGAAACTACCAGCTGAACTGAAAGACCCTTGTTGATTACGAGCACCACTAGCTCCGGCGATGCCAAGTCTAGATCCGGCTGAATTAGCACTACCAGTACGGCTACCAATACCACTTGCCGCTGCTCCCCCATTTTGAGAACCTGCTGAAGTGAAATAACCTGATGTGGAACTAATCCCTGAAGCACCTGAACGCCCGACTGATGATCCTGAAGATTGTGCACTACCTGATTTACTGCTTAATCCACTAGCAGCAGCACTACCATTGTTTGAACCAGATGAAGTGAAATATCCAGACGTTGAACTAATACCAGAAGCACCAGCCCTACCAACTGCAGCACCTGCTGATTGATGCTTGCCAGTGCTGTTAGCAATAGCTTGTGCGGAACTAATAGCTGCATTGCCACCAGCAGCGCTAAATGCGGCTTGCCCAGCAGAAGATGCAGCTTCACCAGAAGATTGTATAACTTCAGTAGCAGCTCCAACAGCGTCATACTGTTGACCAGTGAAACCAGCTGCCAAAGCATGAAGTAATATTCCACCAATTGCAGTCATTTGACCGGCATAAGTAGCCAATACAGCAATAACTGCAGCTAATGTTGCTCCAGCAATCTGAATTAATATAGGCATTTCAGTAACGAATGCTTGTGCTAATTGACCGACTAACGCAATCCCGGCAGCAAGTAATGCCGGTGCTTGACTACCAATTGCACCAATCAACGCCACAACGAATCCTACACCAGCAGCTACTAATGATGGAATAGCTGAAGTTAATGAATTTATCAAGCTAACGATCATAGCAGTGAACGAAGCAATAACTCCTGGAGCATTTGCTGTAACAGCAGTCATTAATGAAATTAGCATATTAGAAAATGACGCAATAATAGCTGGCGCATTTTGAGTTATAGCGTTCATAACAGAAACGAGCATTGTTGTAAACGCCAATGCAATTGCTGGTGCATGTACAGAAACTGCCGTCATTAAACTAACCATCATGTTTGAGAACGCAGCTGCGATCGACGGGGCTTGCCCTGCAATTGTACTCATTAAGTTAGTCATCATTCCTAAAATTGCACCGACAATCTGAGGTACGGCCGCTATTGTTGTAGTAATGAATCCAGCAATCATGGCCGCAAACCCAACTCCCAACGCTGCTAATACTGGCACAATACTGCTAACGTTACTTGAAAGTGTCGTTATAGCTTTAGCAACTTCTGTAACACCTAATCCGAATGCAGCCACACCAACTCCCACGGCTAATACCGCTGCACCAAATACTCCAATACCAACGGCGTTAGCTGTCAACGCTGGTCCTAGTAATGCAAATGCACCACCTAATGCTACGATCCCAATAGCTAATGCAGCCATTGCTATTTGTGCACCACTTCCAGCTTGTGCAAGGCTGATTGCAGATTGTACTAAAATTGCAATACCAGCTGAAGCAGCCAATACACCTGCACCAATTAACGCAATTGCTGCACCCATCTTTAAGAAATTGGCCGCTGAAGCAGCCGCAGCACTTGAACTTGTTTTAGTTGCAGCTCCTAATGGTGTTACTCCTGCGGTGGCCGTTTTACTTGCACTGCCGATCCCCAACAATCTCCCAGCAAGACTAGCACTACCTGTAACCATTCTTCCAAGCCCTTTAGCCGCACCAATTGCAACTCCCGATATTTTACTAGCCGCAGTAATGAATCCACCTGTTGCCGTAACAGCTGGGCCAATAACCGGTGACAATCCAATGAAGCTTCTAGTAACTTGTGCAATACTGCTATTGCTTTCAGTTGCCCATGTGATGGTCTTGTTAATCATGTCAACCATCGCACTGTTTACTCCACCTTTGGCAGCAAGTGACTTGTTTCTAAGCGATTCCCAATTACCACCAATTTGTTCAATCTTAGAACCAATGTTTTGTTGCATTTCGCTTGCTTGATCTTTTAAAAACTTGGTGGCGGTAGCAGTAGAACTGCTTGCACCATCTTGTGCTTTTGCATAAGCGTCCCATGATGTAGCCGTGTTCCCTGATTTATCATTAACTGAATCTAGAAGTGGAAGCATTGCTTGCATACCAGCGGTGTTAAACATCGTTTTAAGTGCTGCCGTTTTTTGAGAAGCACTCATACCATCGGTGGCCGAAGCTACTTCTCTAAGAATAGTTGGGAATGATTTCATGTTACCTTGTGCATCGGTAAATGAAAGCCCCAACTCATTCATTTCTTTCTTTGCCGACTTGCTTGGTGCTTCCATTTGAATAATGGCATGTGCTAAATCTTGTGAAGCACGTTGAGCTGTAAAACCTTTGTTTGTCAGCAGACCGATAGATTCGGTCATACTCCCCATACTGAATCCAGCTTGACTAGCCACACCACCGATATTACTAATAGCGCTGGACATTTCTTCAATGCTTGCGTTAGATAAGTTGGCTGTTTCAGTAAGAATAGCTGCAGCCTGTGCTGGTGA